CTGCTCATACAGATATAGAAAAAGGACCTACAGCGAACTGTAGGTCCTTATATTTGGTGCGGATTGAGGGTTTCTTCCCTTTAACTACTATATTTACTGCATTCTTTCCACTCATTGCAAAGAGAAGGGGGCAGAAAAGGGGCAGGCCCTCATTAAGTACAACATGCATATAATTTATCATATGCATCATCATATACTTCATCCATTATATCTTGCTCCATTTCTCTATCTTTATTTTTTAAGATCTCATTGCTTAATTGTCTTGCATTAGCTTCTTTAATATCACTTTTTTGTGTTTTTTTCTCTTCCAACGCTTTTTTTATAATAAATGCTTCTGTAATTGCAATCATAAACAATGGTAATAATTCAAATGAAGTAAATATAATTTTTAATTTTTGTGTTATCCGTATATCTTGAGATGCTTTGAATATTAATTTATATGGATGATATATAAAATGTAATGCTGGTAGTTTTAATGCATACTTAAAACTAAAAGTTGTTAATACATTATTTTCTGCAAATTTAATAATAGCACCTATCACCAATCCGCTATATACAGTTACAATAATGCATACAATTAGCATTGTCATTTTACTCACCTCCTATTATAGGAATCCCCTTGGCTGGCTTATCTGCAGAATTTACAATCTGAATTGTATAAAGTAATAATAAGGTTATAACTAACCCCCAAAATAATATGTCAGTTGATATTTCAATCCCTCTTAAAGGACTTGTTTTGCTAAACAAAAAATATGTGTTCTCATCTCCATCAATCGTTAATACATTTGCCCAGCCTAATACACTTATAACGCAAGCTCCCCATAGTACCGCTTCAATGCATTGGTTTAAAATAGCTTTCCAACGCTTATTACTATTAAGGCCCATAACAAATAATAATTGAGATGCACTAAATATTATTAACGTCCTAAAAAAAGCACCTCCAGAGTTAATATCTGTGAACATAATTAATATAGATATAATTGCAAGAACCAGTCTAACCCACATAGTCCGTGTTGTTCCATTAGGTTTATAGCTAGCTACCATCTCTAATTCAACCTTATGTTTGAATGCTTTTTCTGTTCCCATTTATATCCCCCTCTAATTATGTACCCTCATATCATAAAGTTGATTTATCATTGAAAATAAGGGGCTATCTTTAATTGAATATTACTATATCCACATCACAAAAGTCAACGTTTGCATCTTTCAACTGTTTTGTCAACTCCTTTTGAAATTTCTATAAAAAATAAAGCCTATTAGTATAGAATAAAATCTATGCTAATAGGCTTTTATTAATTATGCATGTATCCACCATTACATGCTATGGAGATGCACGGATCACCTCAATCTTTTGCAACTAAATAAATTACAGTACCACCTAATAGGATATTTAATAATTTACTATTTCGTTGTTGTGCTTTCGCTTTTTTGATTTCGTTCTTCTGCTGTTCTAAGTATATCTCGGCTTTGCCCAATGATAGTTTTTGCTCGTTCAGCATCTGCTCTTGCTTTTGCAGTAAGTTCCGTGCCTCTGTCAATTGCGTTTTCTGTTCTTGTATTAAGTTCAAGGCTTGTATTAATTCGTTCTTCTGTTCGCTCGTTGAGAGTTTGGCTATTTTCAACTGCATCTCTAACTCGTTGATTGTAATCAATTGATTGTTGATTGTACTCTCTAGCGTATCGAAGTTCGTTTTCAGCGTTACGTATTCCTGTGGTGTCAATGTTACTGGTTCTGTCGGTGTAGAACCATACACAGGCAAGGCAAATAAAGATAAGAATAACAGGCACACTCCAAGGATACTTTTCTGTAAAATGTTTGATTTTAACATACATATATACCCCCTTAGTCCAAGTCATTCCAACGTGCTGCATAACCTCGCACATCCACATGTACGAAATTTTGGTAATAATAACAACCAATTCCATCCGCCCCACATTCCTCGGCAACTTGTGCAAGGAAATCAACATCAATGCCGTCATAAGTAATATCGGCGGCTGTGCCCTCAACGTGTTGAGAGTTAGGAACGCCACCGACTTCCGCATTATGTTCTGGGCAACGATAGCCACTTAACACTTCGATAGGTTGGCCGATACGCTCACGGATAGCGTCCAATACATCAACGAGCCTTTTATCAATGATGTGGTCTAAAATAGGGTGTCCGTCGCTATCGTATCCATGACGGCCACACTTACAAGCAAATTCGTAATCATCGAAATATGCACCAATTTTCATTATATGCACCTCTGTTTCTGCAATATAAAAGCCACGCCCATATATGTGAGCGTGGCACAAATAACACTATATTATTTTTTTAAAATCATATCCACTCTTGCATGAACCACGTCAAGCAATCCTGATATCGTAGAATTTCCGCCGTCTCTCATATTCTCGAGAATGCTCAATAGTTCCACTGAGCCGAGATATAGCCATACGATATTGACGGCAAAAGCATATTGACCTGCCATGTAATCAAAGCACCATGCGGCGCCAGTAGCAAGGCAATACGTTAGAACTTTTGTAACGAAAGGCTTTCTCATATGCTTTGAGGATATAAGCCCTTTACCCCATGCAGCTGGAATAGATATATATTTGTCTAATGCAGTTAAATTGTCAGCATTTGCTCCCATATCAACGAGCATTTGATAAGATATAGCCGCCCATTTTGTGATGAGGTCCAAAAACACTAATAATATAAATATTCCTAGCACCTGCACATGTTTTAAGCCAATCATATATATCGCCACATCGGCGATGATAGCAAGCAAGGCTTTAAGCACAAACGAATCCGTCAACGTTCGCCAAGCCTCGCTTATAAAATCAGTTAATTCTTGCATACGTTCTCCCCTGTAGATTAGTTATTCATTATCCGGTGCCGGTTTGTAGAAGTTGCCGAAGCCAGTAATTAATCCATTAAATGGCTCAGTGAGTACTGCAAAATAGTCGGCTTTTGTTCGAGGTAGTTCACTGACGCGATACCTGTTAATCCGCTGGCCTAAATATGTTACTTCGCGAGATGCTCCATCGCCTACGCTTTTATACACTTTTGTAATTGTAGGTAGCGTCAAATCGTTATTGGTATCGTTGTATTGGATATAAATAGTTTTGATATTAGGGTTATCAATTGTATTTAACATAGCATATAGCTTATTAAGTGGAATTTTGCCAGTTTCAGCGTAGCCAATAATTTTGTTAGGAGAATTAGAAGTAAAATTAAATTCTGTTACGCCGTCATATACCCAAGCTGGTCGATCAGATATATCGTAATTCTTATCGATTCTATCAGTTTGGTTTGTGAGGTCAATTGTTAATACGTTACCCTCTTTAAATACAGTAATTCCGTTTTTGTCAGTAAAATGTAAGTCCTTAATATCAGTAAATTGTAAGTCCTTAATACCAGTAATAGTAATACTTGATACTTTTACCCCTAACATGTTGAAATAATTAACTACAATATCATCTTTCCCGAATGCTGGGATTGTGATAGTTGCTGTTCCGTTTATAATCTCTACCGGTTCGTCGCTACCACTAGCAAGACAAACTCTATAATGGTCCTCACCTTTTAATTATAACTCTGTTTGTCCTTTTGTTGGTTGCGTAAATGTTAAAGCTTTAATGACTGTACGAGGGAACGGCTTCCCCATATTACCGATTAAAGCCGTGAGTACATCGTTAACGCTAGCACTTTCGCACCATACGTTACCTTGCAACAATAACTGATGAGCGTTATCGGCCGTGGCACTTGTGCCGTCTCGTCCGTCCTCACCTTTATCACCTTTAGGGCCTTTTAGGGCTTCTAATTGTTCAGGTGTGAAATCTGCATAGGTAAATGGGTCTCCCTTGGGACCTTGTGGACCAACTGCCCCCATATCGCCTTTAGGCCCTTCATGACCACGTTCTCCAGTATCACCTTTATCACCTTTTGGGCCTTTTAATTTAATAATTTGTGCAGCGTCTTTAACTTCAACATTATCTTCTGCATTCATATAAATATTAATAGTATTAGTATCGCTCATATTATTTTCCCCTATTACTGATTCCTTGTTTGATAATAACCTTACCTTCTACCAAACATTTAACAGGTCTGTTTCCAACCCACTTAAATAAGTCCCAAAAGTAAGTGCCACTATCAATTGAATTCGTGTCTAAAGTTAGATTGAGTTTGCTTTTTTCGCCATCCGAAAGTGGTTGTTCACTATTTGTAATAACAAACCTACCTATTATTTCATCATCCCAACTATATCGCCTAACACAGGCGAATACATCTTCTGCATCAACTACTGAATCACATCCAATAGTTAATGTAATATATTCACCTTGATAGGCAGTCATATCATGCTTGACTGGTATCATCTGCATCTTCCTTTTCTAAATCAATCAATTCATTATGGATACAGCCCTCTGTAGGGCAAGTTCCGTCATCGTTTAGCACTTCCCAGCAGTATTTACAGAATTCCATAACAGGAACTTTACTTTCTCCGATAAATTTAGGCATATTATCGCACCCCCTTAATACGTGTTACCATTTCGTCATTTAATTTAATATATTGGGCACTAATGGCTGTAGTAGGTTTCCCCATCAACAGCAATCTGCGTTGAGCTTCTTCGAGTACTTTAAATCGAGGTTCGTATTCTGCTTTAATAGCATTAATTTTATCTTCTTTTGTTGGAACATATTCAGCTACAGGAATATCAACAAATTCACCATTTACATATACTTTACCGCTTATGAATTGTGATTGCATTTCACTATCACCTGTTAATATGTTAGCAGTCGGATATGCTTGTCTTGCCAATTTTTCTGTTTCTTCTAAAGTGTCCGCATGAACACCAACTACATAAGATGTTTGGCGAACACCTTTTTCATCTAATACGAATACATACATATTATTGTCCTTTCTGAGGTTATTATGAAATTAATTGAGAAATTAAAAGGCGTCCATGAGCGCCCCTATGTTGCATATAAAATTATTGGTTATTATTCCTCTTATCAAGAGGCTAAGGAGGCATTATGCAATGTTCATACATTAGATGATGTGTATCATTCATGGTTAGAGTTACATTCATTAAATGTCTCATTACACACCATGAAAGGATATGAATGTGCTTATCATCATGTATCATCAATATCTCACCGCCCTATCAACGAAATCACATATATGGATTTGCAAAATATAATATCTGACATGCTAAAGAGCGGACTCTCTTATTCCTCGTGTAAGAAAGTTCGCTCTTTGCTCAATCAACTCTATTCATTTGCGATTATTAATGACTGGTGTTCCAAATCATACAGTCAATATTTGAATATTGGCCACAATATTCCTAAACGCCCACGCAAAGTATTTACCACAAATCAAATCAACCGCTTATGGAATCTCAATGCAGAATTGCCCTTAATACTCTTATACACTGGATTGCGTGCCAGTGAATTAATTAATTTAAAAAGCACCGATATTAATCGCAAACAACGGTATTTAAAAGTTACTAGCAGCAAAACAAAAGCAGGTATCCGCATCATTCCCATTCATCATCGTATATGGTCATTTATTGAATCTCGCTTATCTGATAAATGGATCATAAAGGAACGGAATTATGTTTCTCTTTCGCACGCCTTTAAATTAGCAATGAAAGCTATTAATGCTAAACATACGCCCCACGATTGCCGTCATTCATTCGCTACTAGATTAGATGATGTAGGTGCTAACTATAACGCAAAACGATTATTATTAGGCCATGCATCATCTAATGTTACCGATGGAGTATATACGCATAAATCACTTAGACAATTACGCAAGGCTATTGAAATGCTTAAATAACCAAGGGGGAAATGATAACGATACCCAAGCATATTACGATATAGGAAGTCAGCAAAGGCAAGAGCAGTTTACTTTCCCAATAGCGTTTAATTCTAAGCCATTATATGTACATCCATATGCAATTAATAAAGTAGAATTAAGGCATTTATCACGAATTGGATTTAGTGATAGTCAAATTACATCAACTGGATTTGCAGCTGTTATCAGTGAGAATAGTAATGCTATAGAACAAATCAAAATGAGATATATAGTTATTGGTATTTAACTGCCTATAGCTACCCAATACACGCCATCATATCGATATAAATTCCCTGTGCTTTGCAAGAACATTTTAAATGAATTGTTTTGTAAATCTCTGATTTGAGTCCAAATATCTACTAATGTTGGATTCGGATTAGCGCTATTGTTAATCATATTTGATAATACTAATAGAGGTTTATTAAAGGCAATTGGAAATACAGTTTGTGGCAATGCTCCTTCAAAAGTAGCTTGTGTTGTTCCTTTAATAATTCCCCCTTGGATAATTAAACCGCCAAACAACTTGCCAAAGCTGACATACCAAGCATTTGGATTCGATAAATCATACCGTACGCCCAAGCTTTGTAATGTTTCGTCCCCCAAGGCTTTTACTACATCTTGCCTATTTTTAATATTTAGACTACTTAATAGAGTTTTTACCAAAGATAATGTTGGTGCTAGTCCTTGTTTATCATCACTATCTACATTAGTTAGTAATTTTAGCAATTCTTTTGTACCATTACCTTTTGTAGCTTCTAATCCATTCGTATTAGTTACTAATGATTTAATATAATCAGCAGATGTTTTAGCTACTTTGGAATCCTCTATTGCAGTAATCTTTTCATTAATTGTTTTAAATTTTTCCGCATGTGCTTCTGCCGCTTTATTGTGTGTATCAATTGCTGTTTCCAATTGTTCTAAAGTAATAGAGCTGGAAAAATCTACTTCTCCTTTTACGTTTGGATTATCTCCCACCCCTAAAGCAATTACTAAACGTTGCATTGGAATAACATTAGTTTTATCTGGAATATATGAAGTTAAACCTTTGGCATTAGAATAGCCAATAAGTTTTTCTTCCCCACTATCACCATTTTTTGCATATAATCCAACTTCTCGCCAAAAAAAGCCAATTTCTACTTGTCTATTGTCAAAATTAAATTGCAATTGCATTTGTCCATTTGCAACTTCTTTTACTTGGCTTAACCCTATTTCTAATTTTTTACTAACTATTTCTGTTAAACCATCAATACTTGCTGTTAGCTGCCCATCACCAATTACCGCCTTTGTAATAATTAGTCTGTCCTCTGTTTTACCAGTTGATGATTTAAGGATCATTTTATTTCCTTGAACAGTCAAGCTTAATCCCGGAAATTGTGCCATATTAACCTCCTATCATAGTTACTTCTTCTATCCCAATGGCATTCCCATAATAGATACTGTGTTCAATCTCAATATTCTCTAATGGTTTTATCATGCCTATCACGGTTTCTTCCTGCGCTCCTACTAATGATGTAATTATTAAGTTTTGCGCAACAGTTTGTTCTTCCCAAACAATATATCCAATATGTGCTGGTTTAAATTCTTCAATTGCACTGTGTAAATCATCTATGTTATCACACATGTCCTTTGTAAAGCTTAAGTCCATCATATATTTTTCGTTATATGGAATTATTTCAGCAGACTTATCAGATATAAACTTATTAGCAATAGTTTCAAGATATTCTTTTGTGCTGCTATTTGAAATATTTAACTTTGCAATCACACGATTTTTTCTATCCTTAAAACTATTGTTTTTAGGTTTAATCCCAACAAATTCTTCCCATTTATCTAATGCATATGTTGCCGTTTGGATATTATCTTGTTTCAATAATTCCATTAACAATAATCTAATGCGTTCATGCTCTCTACTATCCGCATCACTTATTGCCTTAAACTCCATATCTTTTGCAATAAAAAAAGGTAGATATGCTAATATATCCACCTCTTTCCATCTTATAAAGTCACTCATGTACGATCACCTCTTTAACTGTTGGTAATTGTTCATTTGTAATATCAATGTTGGTAACACCATTATTTACTTTTAACTCACGATAATCTAATACTCCTGTTTCTTTATTGGCCAAAATAGCCTTGCCAATATTAGCATATGACACATATGTACCGTTGAAGATTTGCTTTTTAAACTCTTCATTTAGTACTTTTTTAATAGCTTCTATTTCAGCTTTCCCCTTAGTTACCGTTAACTCTATATTAATATCAAGTATCGTTGGTGTAACTACTGTTACAGTAGCTCCAATTGGTGCATTTTCTGCAATTACAGTTTTAACTTTTTCAATCAATTCTGTACTCGCACTTTCACGCTCATTGTTGATAATAATAACTTTTACTGTTCCCGGTCCATTCCATAATGGGATTACTTTTACTAAAAATACTCCATTAACTAATCTTGCCCACTATTCATAGTGATATGCATTACCGCTTGTTGCTGGTTTTCTTACTTTCAATAATAATCTATCTAGTAGCTCCGCATCAGTTTCTTCATCATATCCATCATATGCAGCCGCTTCATTGTTAACTGTACTTACTCCATAAATCCCACCTACTATTTCTGTAATTGTATTAGCTCCTACATTTAATGATTTACCTGTTAGTTCTGATACCGCCAATACTTTCCCACTTCCAGTTTCACCTAGAGTAATTTCAATAGTGGTTCTAAAGGTTTCATCATTATCTGTGCCAAATAAACTTCCTTTTGGTACTACTGTATTTGCAGTTCCAGTAATAGTTAACATTACATTAGCTTGTGTTGCACTTTTTCTAAATACCCCATGAGATTCCGCATGACGTGTTAAGTATTCGCCCCATGCAGTTTGTGGAAAAGCCGCATCAAGTATCAATTGCATTTCCGCATATGATTTTTCAAACTCAACCGCATTTGAACTTAATGTATCAAATACAAATGTTCCTTCATGTGTACTCAATCCTTCTTTATCTATTTTTTTGAAATCTGCTAGTAGCCGTCCTAGCACATCTTGCTTACTTTGTGGTTCTAGCATTATACTTCAACTCCTATCGTATTTGGCCCATATATTGTTTGTAATTCAATTTGTAATGTAATAGTTTTATGTTCTTGAATTACATCTACAGCATCTACATTTATAATGTATGGGTTAACCAATAACGCATCCTTTACATACTCAAACAGTTCATATTGACTAGGTGTATCATTTGGTTTTTTACCAATAAACTGTTCAAACTCAATACCATAATCATCATAATATGCTCTATATCTGTACCTCTCTACTCTCAAGGTTTTCCAAACCCATACTTTAATAGCGTCATTACCTGTTACATATTTATGATTGCCATTTCTATCATATTGGTATGTATCTCTCTGAAAGTCCCAAGCTAGTTCCTTGCATAATGGTAGATTTTTTTGAACGTCAATGCTACTTGGTGTATTCCCTTTCATAAATGGATTACTCATTGCCGTCTAACCTCCTACATTTTCCATATACAAAATATTGCTCTACTGTACTTTCATCATCCCCAACTATTGGAATTAACATTACTTTATCTCCTACATGCCATGTATCAGTCATGATTCTAGTTTTTGTGTAATCATTATGAATAGCGTGTGTATGACTAGCAAATTCTGCATAGCCACCACCACCGCTGCGTGGTTGTGTTTCGCTTACAATATGACCCTTAGATTCTCTATAATGACCTTGTAACCAATATTCATCTACCCATAAAAAATTACTGTTTAACTCCATTCCATTAAACGATACCACCAAATTTGGAGGTGGTGAAACTATAGTGCCAATTCCCGGCATCGCTTGCTTTCCAGCGTTTCCACCTACATCGCTCATGATACCTAATATTCCTGCATAAGGATCATTGTTTTTCTTCGGCACTTTCACCCTCTCCTTCCTCTGGTTCTCTAATGTACTCTAAATTTAATTCCATGATGTGTGTATTATTTTCAAATGTATGATTATCTGACTTAATGAAGAATACTCCTTTTAGCTGTTCTTCCTCAATTACTACAGAATACCCTGCTATACATTGCATATTACCTATAGCAGAAATACTTGATTCCATTTTGATTCCTTTGATTTTTGCTTTGGCTTTTGCCGCATTATCAACAGGATACTTTGGTTTCTTTGGTGTACTTGTACTAGTAGCCTTTTTCTTTTTAGTAGCTTTCTTTTCCTTTGGTTCTGGCTGATTTTTATAAATATCTTGGAAAATACCATACTTTTTAATTAATGCATCTTCATTATCTATTCGAATCACATTGCCTGCAGCGTCAACAGTTTTTACTCTGTTTACCATTTCCTCAATTGATTCAGAATGTGATGAACTTATTACATCGTATGTATCCCTAGCTATATACTCTTCAATGGTTGTTCCTTTTTCTACCAAATTAATTCCATCTGCTAGTAATATGGCTGTGTAATCTTTTTGAATATCAGCCTTTGTTTTCTCAAACAACATTTGAAAAACTTCTGTACATGTTTTTTTATCTGCCACAAAGTTTACTACTGTAGGTATGTCTGGTAATTTCCCTACAGGTACTTCAACCTCTGCACATACACGCTTGAAAGCATCAACTACATTTGTAGCATTAAAAACTAAACTTACTTTAGACTTTGCTAGGTATATCATCCCATCATAACAAGTAATATCATATGTATTGTCATTTGTATTTCTTTTTCTAAAGAAAACACGTCCAGTAAATATCTTTGCATTATCTACTGTCACTTCAATACGATCACCTAAATCAATTAAATAATTCGGAAATGATATATCTTTAGGGTTGTAAGCATATGAAAACTCTAACTTTCTTGCAGCTTCTTCTCTATCACCGCTCCATGTGAACTTAGAAATAAGATGTGTAATATCTACTCGTTCATCCTTTTCATTAATATGTTCTATTAATGTAATCATAGTGGCCACTCCTTACCATTCTTTTTTAATGACCGCTTAGATACTTTTAAAACTGTACCAATTGGACTTTTACCAGCTTTAACCATCATCTTATACATGTTTAATGCCTTTTTGCCTTGTTCAGCAATTGGCATTATTTTTGATACTGCCTTATTAGCTGTATCCATGAAATGTTCTTGTGGATATGATGTTACAGCTTGCTCTTCTGGTGCTTCGGCAATTCTACTATATAAGCCTGTAGTATCATTTTTTATCTCTGATGTTGGTTTGATGTACCTATATTCTTTGAGTGTCATCTCATAATATACATCACTAGTACCATCATGCTCATCATGATTAAATGCTTCAATTGTACAGTACATAGAAATTGAGGTATTTGAAATTGAAATCTTACACGGCTTACCACTTGTAGCAAATCCATCTATTTTTCTTACTAGGTTATAAGGATTTGTTTCATTCGTTTCTGACCATTCATATTTTTGTGCAGGAAAAAAGCCTTCAAACGATAATGTTTGAAGACCTCTTTTGCCTAACATATTAATTTCTCCAATTGCATTTATATTTAACGTGCTATTGTTGTATGTTCTCCCAACTTTAAATGAAGCTGGTGTTACTGGCAATACTATATTTTGTCCTGCACATGATAATGTAAATTGGCATCCTTGTGGTATTCCTTTACCACCAAAGAAACTCATAATTGCATCAAAAAAAGACATTATACAGCTCCCTTCATTCTATTAATAGAACGTTTTTGTAATTGGTAATGAATTTGTTCTGCAATTTCAAATGTCAACTCTTCTACAGATTTTCCATCATTTCTAACATTAAGATTCGCTATATTTACATTGATGCTATTACTAGATGAACTACGTTTCCCTTGATTATATGCAGTATTTAATGACTGTGCATGCGGTATTACTTGTGCTCCACTTGGTAAGTTTACTATTTCAGCCCCGCGATCATGAATCATAGCAGGGCCACCTTTCCAGTTATCAGTCCCAGAGTATAATAACGGAATGTTTAATGGCCCAAAATGAGAGCCACCTACACCCGGCACCCAGTCTGGAATATCTACAGATATTCCATTTACACCAGAAATTAAACTATTTATTGCTGCTTTAATGCCATCTATTACCCCTGTAAATATGGATTTAATTGGTGTTACTATACCTTCAAATATTTGAACGATGCCATTCCATGCCATGCTCCAATTACCAGTAAACACCCCAACAATAAAATCTGTAATACCACTTAACACACTTGTAATCCCTGTTACAATACCTTCAATTACATTTAATGCAAAAGTAAGAATCCCTGTAATTTCTGCTACCGCTACATTAAAGCCAACTACTAATGCCCCTAATGCTACTGCAATCGGTCCACCAATCAAGACTTTAGCTACTTTACTTACAACAGTGAAAATAACATTTAAGAAAGGAGACATTAATTGATAAATTCTACCAAATGATGTAGCCACTTGATTAATTAATTTACCAAATGCGCTTGCTACTTTTGATACTATAGGTTGTACTGCAACGATAATTCGATTGATTGCACCTTTTATTATGTTTACAACACCTATAAACGATTGTCCTACTCCCTCTAATATCGGTTTTACTTTGTCAAAGTTTTTGTAAATTGCTAATCCTAACAATGCAACTACACCAATTGCAATCCCTACAGGTCCTGTCAAGACTAATGGAATTAATCTCCCTATCATTGGTAATACTCTCATCACTATACTACCAATTCCACTAAAAGCTCTGGCAATACCCTTTACAGATACTTCTAATAATTTATTATTAATACTTTGTCCACGTAACACCTTACCAACATTAGCATATGTCCGCATCAATGAGCCAATTCCACTTGTAATAGGCCCTAACATTTTAGCAAAAGCAGTAAAGCCTACAATACTAAGGCCTACATCAATTGCCGTATTTTTAATGGCTGGACTTAAATTAGTAAAGTATTTAGCTAGATTACCGATTGTGTCAGCCACCTTCTGTACCCTAGGCTGCAATACATCAGCAAAGCTAATAGCTAACGCCTCTACTTTACTTTCTAAATCCTTGAATGACCCAAGCAATGTTTTCTTCATTATATCGGCTTGTGCTTTAGATGAACCTGTTGCAGAATCCATTGAACTACGCATATCATCGTATGCTTCCTTAGTAGTGTTCAATACTGCTAATAATGCAGATGTAGATTCTGTTCCTGCAATATCACCTGCCAACTTAAATTTTTCAGCTTCTGTTAGTCCTTGCATTTTAGTTCGCAATTGATCATATACTCTACCAAGGCCAATAAATTTGCCCTGTGAATCAGTAGTGACAATTCCTAGTTTTTGTAATGCTTGTGCGGCTTCTTTTGGAGGGTCTATTAATCTACTTAACATCATACGTAATGCACGGCCACTCGTTGATGCCTCAATATTGTTATTACTCATGATAGCTAATGATGTAGATAATTCTTCTACAGATATTCCTAATGCAGCCGCTGGTGCACCTGCATATTGAATTGCATTGCCAAACCCAATCATATCTAATCGTGATTTGTTAGCAGCCATTTGGATTACATCGGCCATACGTGTTGCATTCTCTGCTACATTACCTTCTTGTAGTCCCCATGTATTTAATGCGCCAGATACAATGCTTGCTGTTGTTTCCAAGTTTTCACCAGATGCAACAGATGCTTCTACAATTGATGGCAATGAACTCATAATTTGATTTGCATTCATACCGCTTGCAGCTAATCCATCCATCGCTTCCGCTGCTTGTGTAGCACTTATAGGGAAATCCGCTCCTAACTGTTTTGCAACATCTCTCAATTTAATCATTTCATCATGTGTTGCTCCTGCTTTAGCACCAGCAGAAGTAACAGCAGAATCAAAACCAACAAAAGCTTTAACAGAGGCGGCGCCTATCCCAACAATAGTAGCAGATACAGGCATTAGTGCATTACCAATTCCACTAATCCCTCTGCCTATATTCTGCAATTTTCTACCTTGCCTATCTGCCATATTAGCAGTTGCAGCCATTTGTGAATTAATTCCAGATAATACTGATGTAACACCATCATGTAAACGCATCACCAAATCAATTACTTCACTCATCCTTTTTTCGCCTCCTCTCTGTCCTTAATTTCTTGCAACATAAAAGCACGGAGAACTACACGTTCCCCATGCCCCATTTTGTGATATTCCGATGGCATTACATCATGATTGACATACATGTAATAGGCAAGATTTACATCACCATCGGAATATATTAGTTTTTTACTTCATTAATTACTTTTTTAATGGCTTTATCACCATATCCAGATAGAGCTAATACTTCACGTGCAATCAACTCCAATTCACCTGCTTTAAATAACTTTGTATATAATGCCTGTTTGGATGGAACTTGGAATTTTTGTAATAATTCTTTCGCTCCAAAATCTGGAGAAACAATGCCATCCGTTACAACAAACTGTAAAAATTGACTTTCATCGGCTACACCATCATCAGTAGCTAACATGCGAAGGTCTGTAATACGCTTATAACTAATTTCCTTTACTGTAACAGTAAAAGGTTCATTAAAAACTTTTGATAATCGAGTGATTTCTAGGTCCTTTTTAGCTGCCTCTTTTAATGTATCTAGGTCTTTCTCCATCAATTTGTCAATGATATTGCTCATCTATTAGTCCTCCACTTTATCAATCACATCAAACTCTGTAAACGTAAAGTCTACAGATTCTTCTACCAATGCGCCTACTTTCCAGTTGGCAAGGTCTAAGGAATCAAATGTTACATCATACAATGTTACTGTTTCTACACCTTTAGCATCAGGATCATCTAATTGAATTACTAATTGGCATACAGTGGCTTTACCTTTTTTTAGATTTTCAGCCATTTTACTAATCATCAAAGAAGATACTTTGTTCATAGTTAAACTGCCTGTACCTTCATAACCAACATATTTATATTGTTTACTCATTGTCTTGGCTTTTTTAACTTCTTCTTTGCTTAATTTAATTGTAGCTTTAACGGCTGTAGCTTGCGATACCAAAGAACCATCTAACCACACTTGCCCATGAGAGCCTGTCATTACCTGTTGCGCTGCAAAATTCTCCATGTGTCCCTCCTATTAAATATTAATTGGTAATTGGATATCTTCCATTGCATCAAGTGGTCTTACTTTTGCTTTTAAGAATACAATCTTCTTAGTATCCAACTTTTTAACTTCATCATCACTCATTTTTGCTAATTCTTCTTTTGTGAATAAGCCATGTGATAATTGGTATGTTCGAACTGCTTCACAATCAATTTCACATGTGGAGTAATCTTTTTGTAACAATCGTTCATTTTCTAATTGTTTAAAATATCCTAAAATCGCACTAATTAGCAAACATTTGTTTTCATAATCATTTGTATATTTGCCAATGTAAGAATCTTGTGCAGTTTTTCTGATATCGTCATAAATCATATCCATAATGTCTACTATTTTGATTGTTTGATATCCTTCTAGCTTTCCTTGGCTTGTTGTTACCAAAGAGTTCATAGCACGGCTCATTTTAAACTTTTCGCCATCATACCAAATGAAGAATTTACCTTCATTTACCATTGCATCCATTTCATCTTGAGTGTGTCTATCACAATCAATTACTTCTGCTAATGGTGCATATGTAGCACTTTGTGTCATATTTGTGCCTGCCACAAGACCTGCAATGCGTGCAGTATATTCAGCTGGTTTATATTCACGATCAGCTGTAAACACTTTTGTATTACCAAAATTGATTACACCTTCATAATCTGCATTAGAACCCGGTAATACAACCTTAATTTTTTTGAACTTATTTTCACGTGCTGTTTTTACCCACGTTGCAACATATTCCAATTGAGCATTTTCAATTGTTGGAATTGCTAAATAATCAAATCGTTCTGTAAGCATTGCTTTTAATGGTTCTTGGAATCTATCAGCACCAGTTTTATCGCCACCTTGTTGCATCATATACACAACAATTTTTAATGGTGGTTTATTGTAACCCTTCAATGCTTTTAAAATGTAATCCTTGTTTTTATCTGATAATTCTTCTGGAATATCATCTACTGTATATACCAAAAATGGATTAGGTAATACTTCATGACCATTTGTTTTTGTTGCTAATTTATCAATTACCTGTTTAGTATCTTCTAAAATTAATGCAACAATTCCCCTTTGGGAACGTTGAATGGCTTCAATACCAGCTTCAATAAATTTAACTACAACTGTAGGCATTCCTAATTTAGCCATTATTTATCCTCCACTTCTACTGTTAATTTAACATCACCCATTGTGATTCCTTCTTCTTTCATTCTTTCAATACGTCCTGTTGTATCCATGAATGTAATATCCATTGTAATTTGAAGAATATCATCTTCTTCTCCTACTCTATCTTGTTGAATATCATCTACATGTAAATAACGATCGCCAACAGGAAAACCCATTTGAAATAATAGTAAGAATTTATCAAACACTGTTAAATAGTGTTCTTCATCCTGATCTTCATTACTTGGAAAATATGTAGCAATAATAGTTACATTTCTTTTAATGAAATTCTTTGTTTGCATTTCTGAACTCATTAAAAGTTTTACAAAAAAGCACGGCATAGTGAACTCTTCTAAAACTTCATCACTATATACCGTGCATCCATATTCTTCATGTATTTTCTTTGCTACAGCTTTCCATATTGCCACTTGTGATAATCGGTTAGCCATCTTTTATTTTCTTCCTCAATATTTTAAACATGTGTTCACCAACAGCTATTCTTATATCATTTCGATTTTTTTCAACAGTCCTTTTAAAGAAAAATGTCCCCTGTTTGAATCCTTTTATTTTTCCATGCATAGTTTTCATGACATGCCCACGCTCTACTAGGTGAAAATGAGGTGATGTATTCCGTAAAGTTGCTTCTAGTGTTCTACTACTGCTGCCATTAATAGTCATTTTCCAACTTTTTGAAATTTTTCGTTTTCTTCCTTTACCTACAGGTGATGCGCTTACTAATTCCTTTTTCATTCTATTAGCTTCTTTACGCATCGCTTTTTCTGTTTCTACAGGATACTCTTTAATATATTTATCCAATCTCCCCATGAAGGTTTTAATATTCATTATTTCCCTCTTTTATAGATATGGCACATCAATTCTAATTTTGTATGTTCTTCATATGGATCAATTACAGTTCTAACTTTATAGACTACATCCTTATATTTAATTAGCACACCATCAGTTATTCCAGTTCTATATCTGATTGTAATTTTATATAATTCGTCTACTTTTTCTTTATACATTTCAAGATATTGCCTGCCACGCAATGGTTCTATCCTTGCCCAAATTCTATTAGGTATCAACCTAACCAGTTTTTGTTTAGTTACTCCATCGTGTTCAATATCTTGATACGCTAGTACTTCAATTCTTTTCGTCAATCTTCCGATTCCGTCCATATTTAGCATTTTATATCTCCTCACTTGGATAATTCTTAGATAATGCAATATGGCGAATTAATGGCCCTAGCGTAAATGGCAAATCATGTACAAATGTTTTAGATGAGGTTGCTTCCCTATTTTCGTACCAATGAGCAACCATATATTGTACGGCTCTACGATATAGTGGATCGTCAATATATGGTTTCCCAGTCATTTGCTCAATGTACGTGATAGCGGCATTTATAGATTCCTCAATAAATACATCATCTTCTGTAATATCTTCATCTATTCGTAGGTATAGTTTTACATCCGCTACCGTCAACATACATTACACCTATTCTTTCTTAGCTAATTTAACCAAAGAACTTGTATCAACAGGCTTACCATCACAAATCATTGTAGATTTACGAACAATATCATCTGTTTCATTATCTTCATATGTTTTTACACCAATTTGATAGTTAGTGTTCAATGCATAATCTTCAAAACGATAAATAAACGCTACAATATCACCAACTGCAGCCGCATCAAGGTTTTTAAGATAAGGTACAATCAATACGCCACGACCAAGAATAGATCGTTCAGGTTTTCCACCCATACCATAGTTAACACGTGCAATTGGTTGACCATTCTTATCTGTCATACCTGCAATATTCATGAATGTTTTCTTTGTCATTACCCATACAGAACCTTCTTCATATTCAACAGGCAATTCAGCTTCTGCTTTAACTAGTGTTGCATAGTCAAAGTCTTTAACATCCAACTTCACACCAGCTGCTGCATCTTCTAAAATCCCTGTTGGCTGACCATTACCTGTACCATTGATAATTGCATTTTCAATTGCTTTTACCATGGCTTTAGATACATTATTGGAAATCATATTTTCAAAAGCGGATAATGCCATTACAGATGTTTCTAACGAAATAGATACTCGGCATTGTAGTTTGAAGTGACCAAATTGGATATTACCAGTTGTCGCTTTTTGACGGTCAGAACCTGTTCCTTCAGCAACCCATGTGGCTACAGGCATTACATTGCTTGTAGGAATTGCAAGACCAGATTTAAAGTTTGTATTAGTAACTAATGGTAATACCATGCCAACACTTTCCATTTTTTGAACGATCTTGTTCAAAACTGTTGGTGGAATTACTGCGTCAATATCTGTAGTTAATGTATTTTCATTTTGACGTAATTCTGCAGGAATTGGTGTGTTATTCATTACATATTGCATAAATGCATTACGGTATTCCATTGAATCAAATACTTCTGCACCTTGTGTACGTTGTTCTGCTACAGGTACAGGCACTGTAGTAGCAGTAGGAACAGTATTTAAAATTGCAGTTCTACGTTCGAGTTCAGTTTCTTCTGCTTCCAATGCACGTAACTCAGTTTCGATTTCATCAAGATTCAAGTTAACTTGTGTAGTATCTTCCAACATCGCACGCAATTCTGCTCTACGTTGTCTAATTTGTTCCAAACGATTCATATTATCTCTCCTTTTAGGTAATAAAAAAACACGCTTATTGCGTGTCTAATACTTTTTTATGTCATGGCCAACAATGTTAGCCGTTTTCTTTTTTCGATATCTTCATATCTCTCATAGTCCCCATTTGCTCTAGCACTAACCGATGTGCCTTTATATGCAAGGTTATCTACAATAGATACGTCATATACCGCTTTTACTGATTTAATTTTTCTTGTGTATACTTTATTTTCTCGGTCAATCTCTTCTTCTTCACCATTAACAATAAAGGCAAATGACATTTTATTTAGATCACCACGTTTAATTAAAGAATACACATCATTTCCAATCGAAGTGTCTGCTATATTACCTGTCAATTTCAATCCTTTTTCATCAACAGTTAACTGCAATGTTCCACTAGCGGTTCTGGCAAATAGCATACCGCCATGATTGTAATTTAATACGCATTGACTAAAATCGGTATTATCAAATGCGCCCGGTAAAATCACTTCACGATATTCATACCCAGTATATTCAGATTTCCAAATTAGTGTTTCTTCGTTAAACACTGCAGCATATCCTTCTACTGTTCGTGTTTGAATATCATCAGTATCATTCTGTATCGCTTGCACCGTCATCATTCGGTGTTCCATTTTTCGGTTCTTCCTCATTTGTATCACCTCCTTTCGATGCATTTATTTGATATTGTGAAAGGTCTTTATACTTGGCGAAATTAAGACTTACTAAACGTTCATCGCCACCTTCTACACCTTCATAACCAAATATTTCACGAATTTCATTTACTGTAACAGCCCCTGTAGGCAATAGAGTTTGACAAATATTAATCCTACTTGCTACAGACATATAGGATAACCTATTGCTTTCAACTATTACTTCATTCCCATGCCCCTTTTCACGGCTTGTAAACAGTTTTTCTGTAAATTCCTGTGTTAATTTAATAGCAATTGGTTCTAATACAGATTCATAAAATGCTATGTATTCATCCTCTGTGTAATTCCCACTAACAATCTTCTCATTCAAGCCAAAATGCTTATATACCATATCTCTTGCAAAATCCATCTGGCCTTTATTAAAAGTGCTGATAGTTGTTGTTAACTGTTGGAATGTAGCTTTATTATCCAATGTAGCAATACCACTACCATTTTTATTTGATACATAGCGGTCTGTAAACTTCTCCCATAACACTTGTTGGTCATCTTCACGTACAGTACCCTCAAAATTGATAATACCACGTAAAGAGTTGCCATTTTTTACAGAGTTTATAATTGCGGCCTTTACTGCATGCAATAAATCCAAGT